CATTGTTCTCGTCGCGACTTGCCTACCTTGGATAAACACCAGGCTATCCTCACGAACTCGCCATGGCTTAGACCTCGGTAGTGTGGTTAAAAACTTGCTTGTGCCACTTGTAAGCGTGTAGTCTGTTGCGCTCCAATCTTTGTACTTTACAAACTTCTCAGCGCCATTAAAAAACACATACTCATCAGTAACCAACTCATCTAAGTTAATAACCTTTCTATTGTCCGCATACGTTGTCGACCCACTTGACGCTGCACCCGAACCAATCCAAGGTAGGTCTAAAACGACATACCAATCACCGCCAGAAGTAAACACGTCCAATACTAAGTGATTGCCTTGTAATTCTACTCTATACTCTGCATCACTAGGCTCTGCATCTTGGTTAACCGTAATAATATCCCCAACTCCGTAATCAGGCTCATCGGTACTAATAAGCATCGTTTGTGATATACCTAACGGGTTAATTGACGGGTCTGAGAAATTAGTCCATGCTGTTGATCCTGCCCATAAGTAATCATCAAACTCCCATGGCTCTGGCTGATATTCTTCTCCCCAACCTACCTTTACATTCACATAAGCCAAGTTTAACCCGTTCAAAAAGTTCACAACACCATCAACAAAGTCCTGGGTATCGACGTGGCGCAATGCGTTGGTTAAATACCCGCTGACTAACTTAGTCATGTTCAAACGTCCATAACCACTACCAAACTCTGGTACTATCTTAAACGCTACTAGCTTTACGTTATTGATGTATAGCTCAGCAATATAGCGATAACTCGGTAGAGTTACATTAGTACTATCTACTAGTATAAAAGTGTCATTATATGCAGGCTGTAACGCTTGCGGTTCTGTTACTATCGTGATTGCCATTCTATAAATATATCGTTAAAAATCTCATCTAAACTGCTCCCCATTATGTCAGCAGCCTTATTTCCTATCTGCTCAATAAAAGCGTCAGTCATTACGCTAACCGTTATGTTTCTGGGCGCTATACCATGCTTTTTGATATTCGTCGCTATCCCATACGCTGTTGGCATATCCACTACATACGACTGCATTAGCGACTTCACAAACTGCTCAGGCACTCCCAATGTACGGAAACTAAACGGTGCGCCCTCAACACGCGGTCTTGTGTAGTTATACTCAGGCACAAAAGGAATAGCATTTACCCCCTCATCCACAAAGAAGTAGTACGTTCCACCGCCCTCTAACCTATCCTCAGCCGTTAGCGTAATTGACACCTCGTTATTGCTAACTTCTGGTACTGCTCGAATGCTGTCTACCAAGTTACCCGTTGCTCTTGCGTTGTTACGAATGTACTCGCGAAAGCCATCAGCAATAAACTGAGATAGCTGATTCCAACTACTTTGCTCTGCCTTAACACCAAATCCCTCGAATACGCTCATACTATAAAATGTCAATTAGGTCACTTTCGCTTTTCTATCCGCGCCTTTTCACTGAAAAACTTTTGCCAAAATAGAAAAGAGCTGTAATACATTCCCGTAACCACGTCCACATCCCTATTAAGATTCTTCGCCATCGTGTATATCGCGTTTGTCCAGATATACCAGTCAGGTAGTTTGTCTCCCGTTCTAGTTCCGTTTGCCTTATTTCCATGAGTCGGAAAATAAGACTCTTCAAGCTCTCGGATGCCTCCAAAAAAAAAGCAAGCACCGCTAAAAATTCATCGACTGGGAACTGCTCACTAAACAACTTTTCCTTTTTCTTTCGGCTCATATCTCCACCCTCGTAAAGCACTGCCAACAAATACGCGGGTCTATCCATTAACCCCTCACCCATCTTCTTAATATCAATCACTTTACCCGCTGTGAGCTTTGTCAAGTCCTTGTTAAACGTGAATGATTGCTTGCCAATAGTTACGCTGCCACTTGGCTCTGACAACTCTTTTACTTTACCTATTTGCTTAATTGCTTTGTTGTAAGCATTTGCCAGGTCATCCAAGTGTATACCCATTGCCTCATCAAAAGTGACCCCGTAGAAGATGCTCACGGTCTCAGCCATATGTTCAAACTCATCCTCACGCTTTTTCACGTTGTACTTAACCCACTCACCTACATTGGCAACGCTTAATTTTTGTAGTTCTAATTTCATCCTGCAAAATATTTTCTTGGTAATTTCTTTTCCTTAGCATCAAAGTAAAATCGCATCAAAATACAATCTCGGTAGTCAGGAGAGCGACCTATGTTGTCTTTAATTTGTTGCTTAGGTAATATCTTCAACTTAGTATCTTTATCCATTTGATAGCTTTTTAACTGCTCTAGCTCCTCAATTATGTGTTCCTTTTGTTTTTCAGTTACATCGCAATCAACACTAATCTTGCATTCATTGATTGCATCAGCTGTATAATATCCGCATTGAGACTGTAAGTTAAAATAATTCTCTCCATTTAGCGCTGATGAGTTATTCACAAAACCTACACACCTTGTGTTATCTACCACACCGCCACCAACACCATCGTCATCAATCGCCACTTGTTTAGTCGGTATGTGATGCTTTTGCCTTAAATGATTAATACGCTCTTGTATTAAGGTAAGCTTGCTTATTGCATACTCCTCTAAACCAATAATACTATAACCATCCCAAACCATTATAACGGCCTTATCTGAACCCATACGCGCAACATCACAAGTAATATACTTCTTACCCCTTTGGTGAACGTTTGTAAATATAGCAAGAATATTCTCATAATCACATAATGCTGTTGGGTCATCATCATACTCCCAATTGCCTTTTAGCAAACGTTCCTTAGCATTCTTTGATAATATACGATTTAGGTTGTCTAAGTATCCCTTGTCAAGCATCTTATTATCTGTTGGTAATGCTTGTATAAAACACTTGTAGGGCTCTAATTCGCCTGCTTTATGTTTCTTATAGTAGTCTGGATATAAATAGTTTTTAGCGGGGTTACACGTTTGCAACAACTTACCGACTAAATTAAACTTATCGTTTTTCCATCGCCCAATCGAAGCGTGAAGGTTTTCCTTTGCGTCCTTTTCAAATTCCCCTGCCTCCTCAATCATACCGCGTGTCATCTGCATAGATCCAAAACGCATATAGTTTGGGTCACTAGGTAAATACTTAGCTTCCAACAAAAACACCTTACTACCATTGTATAGTGTGTAAAAGTTATCTGTGCCGTTAAATGTGTAATATTGCTGTCCTATCCCCCAAGTCTCAAACACCTCATAAATAGTAGGTATAGTAAACTTTCTAATGTCGTTTAGTTTTTTACGTGCAATAAAGTAATGTGTCTCTGGATACAAGAAAGCATCACCAAATATTAGGTTAACCCCTCCAAATGATTTACCGCTACCTTTTGAACCACCATAAACAATATCAGTTATGTTAGGATCTAACCAAGCCCTAGCCATGTCTTTCTGCTTATTATTGCCGTTGGTGTCAAATATTAGCTTCATTTTATTTCCATGCCTTGAATTGGTGTTACTTTTACATCAGCGTTTAATTCTTTCTTATCGGTTAATCCATTCAATCTAGCTGTTAAGTTAGGTGCTTTGTACTGCCCCGTCAATGTTCCAGATATTTGGTCTGTCTCCCATTCTTGTCTTATACACGTAATGACTCCCATATATTCATCGTACAAATTATCTTGATTGTCTAAATATTGCTTAACAAGGAATCCATACTTACGAAAAACAAACGATTCAAAACCGCTCCTTAATAATGGCTTTCTTACCTTTATTTTAACAACATCACCTTTACTTGAAGCTTGTTCTATTGTATCATTACCTAATGATAATTTATACTCATCCCACATTTCGAGAAGTCTCTCTGGTGTCTCTATGTACTTTCGTTTACCCATTCTACTATGTCTTTAATTGTGTATTTTAACAAATGTTCATATGCGTTATACGTGTTTGTGACATCAATAGTTGTCTCGTACTTTTTGCGCTGTCCTTTGTAATCTAAAACAAGCGTACTGATGCTATTCTCCCTAGTGTTTGATATTATCGTTATTCCTTGCATTTGTTTTACTTTTTACGAGCGCATCAAAAGCCACATTAACCATGTGCTCATGCACTCCGTTTGTTATTTCGCGTGAAGTCTTATACTTAACCGTGTGACCTTTGTGTTTAATCACTACCGTTGTTACGTTATTCTCGCGTGTATGTGATATTATTTCCATGCTACCAACAATAATCAACACACAAGTTACTGCCCATTGGCTTATGCGTTGGATATTCAATTAACTTAACCACTCCTGAGCAGTTGTTTTTAACTTCAAAGCGATACATTTGCGTATCCCAATTGTAGGTGTGTGCAAATACAACCTCTCCGCATTTGCAGAAGTCATTGCAGTCTGATACTGGCTCTGGTGCTTGCTCCTTTTGGCAAGAAAAAAATACAACAGCTATTAATGCTACTGCAAATTGTGATACTAATTGAGTAATATACATAATTTTAATTGCTTTCATGGTTACTTATTTGCATTGTAATATTCCTCAGCGTTTGCCTTTCCTCTCACTCTGTGCCCATTGCTGAACTCGTACCAACCTGCCCCCGTATGTGTGTAGGTCAACTCATCTGCTTTCTCTTCTGATGCCGGTTCGTTCACAATCATCTTTTCCTTAACCAGAATTGGAGCGTACTTGTCCCCCTTGGCTAACACCTCAATCAA